AATATTTACTCCTTGGTATGATTATAGCATATATTCTAGTCAACTACTTTGGCATTGCCTTTAATTGATCAAAAGGAACTATCCATGTCTTATTGTTATACTTAGATAGATACTTATCTTGCATACATTCATATCCATATAACCATCCTATAGCTTTATAGGGAGTACTTCTTCTTTTCTCATCCCGCCCCGTCCTATTCTTGATGGCCATGCCATCTATCATTAGGACATATCTTAAATCAGGATTATCTCTTTTAGTAAATCTCAATCCACCCTGTGGATTAAATGAATACCTAATCTCTCCTACTCCAGGTATATCTAATTCAGTCTTCCATTTGTTAAAATGAGGGATAAAGTCAGATTTACCAAGCATTCTGGCGAAAGCAAGCTCTGATCCAGCACATACAACATGCTGCCACATCTCCCAAAGATCACCTTCTGCATAGTTTATATTTCTGCTAGGGTCGCCAAAATATGGCTTCTGACGCTGATACCCAACTTCTACACAGATGCCTTCTTCTTCAGCCGTTAGGCTGTATTCCCATCTATTACTCAAATGTCTTCTCTCCCGCCGAATTTTTCACTAATTGCGATCAATATAGTAGCATATATTCTAGTCAACTGCTTTATGATCTAACCTTAAGCTCTCTTGTAATCATATCTTCAGCTTCTGATCTTGTATGACAATATCCATAGGTTAATATGTTTCCATTGTTATATATAGTCCATTGATAGGGTAATGGATCAAATCTAAAGTTTGATTCAAGTCTCTTAGGATTTCTACCATTGTTTGGTCCCGCCTTAAATTTAGGAACATATTCCTCTATATCGTAATATAGATTATTTATCTTCTTTATCAATATCTTCTTCCATATCTATATCATCAAGTTGTAATTCAAAGTATGCTTCAAAGTTATCTAGGATTCCCATTGCCTCCGCCTTTCTTCTACAAATTCCTTTGTTCCAAAAAATTGCTTTACTCCGTCAATTGTATAGGCTAACCCATATCCTTTAGACTCTGAGTATTTTTTATACCAATTCAAGACATCTTCTCTTGGGTCATTGCCAGCATTTGTAAGAATAATATATTGAACCCCATCAGGAGTTGATAACAAATTAGGCATGCTTCCTGTTATATTGGGCTTTAGCTCTTCTGGAATTTCATTATTAACTAACCAATTACATTTAAAGGTTTTACAGAAATTAGGTCTATTTTCATAGATCCCGCATCCCTCTCCACTTTTTACAAAATGACATGGAACTCCGAAACCCATAATATGCCCATAGACATCTGCATAGGCATATCCATCACAGCATTTAGTACAGGTACCACAACTTCTAGCGCTATTTATAGATATTTCAATCATGTTTCTATCCAATGAGATGGGACCATGTATTTAGTCCCTGATTTAACAAGGTGTGCAGTATGATAGTATGGGAGAGAAGATGGAAAAATAATTACGCTACCAGCTTTCGGCTTTACCCCAAAATTCATTAAATCTTTATTCCTTTTATCTGAATAGTCAGGAAAGGGCCCTCTTTCGTTACTGCTTTTTAAATCTTTTAAAGTAAAAGAAATCTCGCCACCCTCGTAATTGTCATTTAGATACATAACAAGGGAGTACTTAAGTGTCTTATCCCCACCCAGTTGATCAAAATGAGAGCCCATGTGTGTGCCCTCATAATATTTTTTTATGTCAAAAGCAGGCAAAAAATTTGGTTCATTTTCGTCTTTAATAAATTGTCCATAATCTTTACAAACATTATAAAAAGAGTCCATAATTGTTTCATAAACATAATTAATTTTTATCTTATAAAATTCTTCAAATTTATCAAATTCTTTCGAATTAAGTGTTTTAGTTTCACCATATATAGAATTTATGTTATCTGATGCAGACCAGGGTTCCCAGGTATCTTTATCGTTTATTTTATCTATATCTTTAAGTGTATTTATTAATTTTTCAAAATCAATAATAGCATCTTCATAATAATGTACTTTTTCACCTAAGACTATTCTGTTCATGTGTCCAGCTCTTCCCATTCCCATTGTGTTTCCCATAGCTCCATGAGAGATGTTGATCCAATATCATCAAAGAAGTATCTATTCTTAGAATAGTTATATGTCCAGCCATACCAAGTATCGCCTTCTTTCCAGGCTAAATTATTGGCTCCCCATATATCAAATCCAGCATTGTTAGATTGACGTAGAGATTGCTCCTCCATGAGGACTTCTTCTATCGCCTTATTAAGTAGTCTATTCCTCAATAGGTATTTACCTACTATATTAAACATGTCTTCTCTCTCCCGCCGCACTTTTCGCTTCACTAATTGCGGTCAATATGGCTTATATTATTAGTTAATAGACTTATAAAAATCTACTGTTTTTTGTATTTCTGGTATTAAGCTTAAATATATTTTTTTATTATATTCTGGTCTTAGGGCGTCAAGCAGAGTGTAGTTCTGATACTCTCCCCCCAGCCTTACATGCCTTTTGCCTAGCCTTGTATCCTCAACGGCATCATAAACAATAGACTGGCTTACTGGTGCCATCAAGCCATGCTTTTTTGAGTACTTATGAAGCATCTCTATAAATATATCATTCTGTTCATTTTTTAAATCATATCTGTAAGTTTCTGGATAGTTCTGCGTTCCTAGTTCTTCAAACTGTGGAAAAGGTTCTATAAATCTTATTTCAGATTCTTTAAAAAAACTAATAGTATTTTCTACGTAGTTTTTAACAACTTCTTCTGTATTTTTGTATTTAGGTAGCCAATTCCTACAATCTATGTATCCCAGCCATGGCATTACAATATCTGCTGACTTTATTTCGCTAAAAGAAAATTGATCTATTAGGTTATCAGTTATAGGAGATAACTCTGGAAGATCTTCTTGAGGAGAACATAACGTATTGCTATTATGATATTCATTAAAATCAGTTCCCCAACACTTATATCCAGAAAGCCCCCACATTTTTAAATTTATGTCTGTGTCACCAATTGTTCTATCTTTGTTCCAGCCACCTGGGGCGAAATAATTTTTAGTAACATTAGCGATTATGTGATGACTATAAATACGGGCAGTATGGCAATCACCAAAAATATAGACTTTTGTGTTTATATCCATTCTTCTACCTTTTCATCTTTTTTCCAATGCATATAAGATTTAATATATACTGCTGCATATGCTACAGCCATAGCTATAAACCCGTATTGGTCTGTTGCAAGGGCGTAGGCAATCCACAGGCATTCATTTACACATAGTATTAGCCAACCCCATATGGTCTTTCTACCGACCAGGAATATGCCTGTAACACCTATAGCTGCTAGTATCCATGACCACATCATTCTTTTACCCTCTTCCATTTCCCATATTGATTGGGTATTGCTTGGCCACGATACTCTTGACCAGTCTCTAGATCAATCAGGAGCCATTTTTCTGGGCACTTTGTATGTATTGTTAGATCAACTGGAGTATCTAAGTTTTCTACTTCTTCTCCACTTAATAAGATTCTTTTATAAATTTAAATAGCCTCCATCTTCATGCACCTGCCACAAGCCTTATATGTCTTTCCAGTGTATGGGCATGAGCCAGCCTCTATTGTTAATGAATGTCCTATAAATAGGCATAAAAGACTACTCAGCATCCTCATCCTTAACATTAAAAGTCAACGGTATTCTTACTTCCATAGCAGAATCTAAAGCTTTATGACTTCCGTCGCATACAGGATATTTTGAAGAATGACCACATGTACATTGTTTAGGCATTAGTATATTTAAACCCCAATAAATTCTTATAGTTGATTAAGATGTATTCTTCTCCATCTTCATCTTTAATATCTGTTCCAGCACCACGACCATAGTAAACAGTCATACCTTTTTCAATGCCATCCATTATCATAATATCATTACTAAATGCACTTCTTTCTCCTGGACCAACATCAATTACAGTACCAGACCTTACATAACTATCAACAATTCCAGCTGTTAAAACTAATCCAGATGCAGTTGTTGTATCAGTTACAACATTTTCTTTTACTAAAACTAATGATCCATATGGTCTAATACTAGTCATTTAAAGCCTTCTTTGCATTTATCTCAGTCCAGTATTTATTTCCTGGAGCCTCACTATTACTGTTCAATAACAGCCCATGGCCATATCTATTAAATAATCCTTTTAGATAGTTTTCATGTGATTTCTTTTTTTGAGAACGCTTTAGATCTTTTGATCTTTGTTTTTGACTCATTTTCCCTTTTCCTTAGTATCCATTTAGACATTCATTACGAGTGTGATATAGCTTTATCTTTAACAATATTTTTTTACTTGGCCCGTCTAATTCTAAATTGCATGTACCGCATTTAGTACTCCATATTTTATCAAAAAAATGATATTTTAATCCTTTAATATTTGCATATTTTCTTTCAATAAAATCTACAAAAGGGTCTGGTATTTCGTACATGCTTATCATTGTACTATCATATAATTTATTTACCCTATTGTCAATAGTGCCCCCAGATGGTCTCGAACCATCGACCCGCAGATTAAAAGTCTGCTGCTCTACCAACTGAGCTATAGGAGCATATACATTACTGGTACTTCTTTGAAATAGCATCGGCAATTATAGGTTTCGCACTATTCCAAGACATTCCAAAAATTTTTTCAAACGAGGTTTCGAATGATATCCCCTTGGATCCATCTATATAAAAATCTAGTACTACATCCACGCCTTTTAAAACTACAAAAATTTCCATAACTTTGGCGCCTACACTAAAGGCAAGCCAGCCGTTCTTAGAGACCCCATCATTTATTGTCAAGACATTCAATATCTCCTTAGAACTAATTTTTCCCCTATATAAGTCATTTTCAGAATCTAATTTTTGATAATTTATTAAATCTTCAAATTTTTTAAAGTACATTGAAGTTGAAAGCCATTGCGCTGAGCCTTCTCTCACCCAATCTGGTGGCCACACAATAGGGTTTCCAATTTGTTGAGACTTAACAATTGGCAAAAACTGAATAGTATGAAAATACTCATGAGCCTCTATAACTCCAAGCCCTCTAATTTTTTCAGATGAAAATTCTGGGGATGAGGCAATATAAGTAAATCCTGTTAATTTACTGTCTACATAAGCATTACCGCCATTGCACTTTGATTGAATTAAACAATTGTCTCTAACTTGGTTCTGTCTTGGATTGGCGCTATACTTCTGATCAAGTTCCATGGCCCATTGTACGTCAGCATGATCATAGAAAATTGCGTAATATTTTGATACCTGCTCAAAAGAAGAGTAGAAATTAGCTGTATCCTGAAAAGCTTGTATTGGATTTTCAAAATTTAATTTTGTATTAGGCCCAACTTCTATATTAAATTCTACATTAGCCTTACCTAAATTACTCATGCGCTCTTGAACTAATTTCCAAGCCCAATAAGTAAGTCCGTCAGAATTCTCAATCAAATTTGAAAATGATGTTGCTTTAACTGGCTCTATAAAAGTAGGTGTTGGCTTAGGTGTTGGTGTTGTCTTAGGTTTTGGTGATGGTGTAGGTGTTGGTGTCTTTGCGACCACTACCTTGTTCCAAACAAGCTTCTTACCCTGCTTTACACATGTATATTTGCGACCACTATCAATTATTGTAATACCTGCTTTTTTACAAACATTGCCAGATTTGATTGCAGCATTTGATGAAGGTATAGCAATAGATATGGCAAGTAACGCAATACTTGCAATAGTAGAAGTCCGCCTCATGGTAAGAATGTCCTGTCTCTGGGTTTAAATCTTTACATTAGTATATATAATTTATAGGTTTCTGTCAATGATTTATACTACGACAATGGCTATAAATATAGTAAAGCCCATACCTATGGCATGGGCTTTACTTAAGTAATTAATTAAACTTTTTTTCTTCCAGTTTTCTTTGGCTGAGACGGCAATGTCTCTCTACGAATACCATGTCTGTTAGTATCAATTTTTGGCTTTATGCCAGATCTAAATCCCGACTGATTTGGTTTCTTTCTTGTTGCCTCAGAACTTGTAACAGCACCAGATGGTGCTGAATTTGGAGGAGGGGTCATACCTGTTCCATCAGTTGACATTAATTCATATCCATTTCTGTTTTTGAAACTCCAAGGTTGTTCATGGAGTCTGTGTTAAACATTTCTGGTGATGGCATCTCTGATGGGCCAGCATTAATAGCTGCTGGTGCTGAAAGACTTACTCCCATAAATTCTTGTGAGCTGCATCCACACATTACGCACATTGTTACTTGCCACCGTTGCCGAGGCCTGCGTTGTCTTGTGAAGACTTGTCTGATGCTGCTGGGAATGATCCTGTAGCTGGTGAGTAATTACCAGATTCATTAATATCATTAGTTCCTGCTGGCTTTGTATCGTTAAATCCTGTTAAATTCAATCCGTCTGTCATTTTATTTCTCCTATAGGTTTTATTTGGATAGTTCTAGAAATCTACCCATACTCTATTATAGCATTTAGTTGATTAAGACTTGTATTTGTCGACATAGCAGTCTGAGCACAGATACACATATCTAGTTTCATTGGTAGTTATATACTTGGCTGGCTTTAAGCAATCTTTATTTTCACAAGATTCGGACATATATTACTTTGGGCCCTTTGCCCTTTGCCCTCTATAGCCAGTTTTTTTCTTATTCATTGATCCTGGCTTCTTATACCCTGCCCCATTTGGGGTAGCAGCGATTCTTTGCTCTAAGGCCTTTTTAATTTTATCATGGTGCTTTGACATTATTTAATCTTCTTTCCAAATCTAGCCCAAATTCTTTCGTGAATAAAGTACCCTGCTGCTTCAAAAGCTATATAAAGCATGGCTCCGAGAGTTGCATATTCCCACTCTCCAGTAAATAAAAATATTATTCCAGAAAGCACAACAAGATGAAATACTTCCCAGCTTATTGTTTTTAAAGAAGTTCTTTTAGTTGATTCCATGTTCCCATTCTATCATTTAAGTAATAAAGGGGCAAGGCTTCCCTTGCCCCTTTATCTAATTTATTACGCCTTTACTTTCTTAGCAATCTTTGCAACTGCTGCTGCAAGTGACTTGATCTGAGCCTGTAGGCCTGCGATCAACTTGGTTACAGACTCTGAAAGAGCTGCGACTGCATCTGTTGCTGCTTGTGCTGCTGCGGTTGCAGCATCAGCTGCTTTAGCTGCATCAAGCGCTGCAGTTGTTGCTGCGTTAGAAGCCTCTAGAGCCTCTTTAGCTGCATCTGTTGCTGCTTTCTGTGCAGAATCTTCAACAACTGCTTCTGCAGAAACTACAACCTGACCTGCTACTGGAAGAGATGATCCACCAGTTGCTGTAATCTTAATTGTATTTTGTACGAGTGGCATAAAGACCTTGTAAGTCTTAACTGTTGCTGTATCTGTTGTAACAGAAGTCGCTGTTAGTACATCAGATGCTGATCCAAATGCGTAGTTAGAAACAATTCCACCTGTAGCAAATAGATTAGCGTGTGTCTTTCCAGATAGTGGAAGTCCTGCTGCATCTAGAACCTGGACTGTAATGTTTGCTGCTTCTCCTGGAAGGTACCGAGCCTTATCAAAAGATAGCTTAACTGTTGTTGCGGTTCCTTCTACACGAGTGGCAACTGGTGCAGATGATACTGTACCTGACTTAACAGTTACAGCAACTCCACCTGTCTTAACTCCCGTAAGAGTAAACACTGCTTCACCATTTACGATTGTTGCTGCAGTTCCTGAATCGGATACCACTGAAACATCGCTTGAGAAAGCATTAAGTGTTCCTGCTCCAACTGTTACGCCTGAAGCATCGTATGCTACTGCCTTAATTGTTGAAGCATTTGATCCCACTGGGATAACAGACTTAACTGTTGTTGCTACGATAGATGCGATATCTCCGTAGAATGTTACCTTCTCAGTTGCAAGAACTACACCTGCAAGTGTTGTAAGAGTAATTGTTGATACTCCTGCTGTACCGTCAGCAAATACACCAATGTGGTTTCCTGAAGGAATTACCAATGAGCGACCTTGTGCTGAAATCGATGTAGCATTTGATCCACTACCAATCATTCCTGAACCTGAAACTGTTGCAAGAATTGACTCAGTTGCTGATCCTCCTGCTGCATTCTTAGGTGTAACAACAATTACTGCTGCTGCATCTGTTGAAGTAGCTTTTGGAGCATAAACTGTAGCATCTGCTGTTGCAGTTGTTACCTCACCAGAATTAAGGATAGATGTAGTAGTTGAAGCAGATGGAGTTAGATCCGCTGCCTTAACTGTTACTGTCCATGAAACTGATGGTCCGTTGATTGGGCTTGTTGTTAAAATCTTTGCATCATATGTACCTGCAACTGTTGGTGCATTCAAAGTTACCAAGAACTTTGCTGTTACATATGTTGGTGTGTTAACTGTTGAGTTAACGTTTGCTGAAACATTATTTCCTGCAATAACTACTGAGGATGTTGATGTTTCTAGAAGTGATAGGGTTGCAGACTTTGCTGCCCCTGCTGGCTGAGAAAACATAGCAGAAATAATTGTTGCTGTATCTGCTGATGTTTCTGAAATAAATGACAATGTTACGACTGCTGTAGCAGACTCTCCAGATGTAACGGCATCTGTTGCCGAATCAATCGTTAGAGTTGGTGCATTTACAGCAGCACTTGTCGGAAGTGCTGATAATACGCCGAAGGACATAGCTGCAGCAAGTCCTAGAGCAATTTTTTTAAATGAATTCATTTTTCTCCTTGTTTTATCTGCCTCTTTTTGAGCACAGAATTCTATTAGTTTAGTTCTAGCATCTTTACATGAAAAGAACATGGATCTCCACCATCATCCCATTCCTGCATTTCTTCATCTGTTAATGGTGGTCCATCATGAGTATCACAAAATACTTCTGATATCCAACCATTTTCTTGTCCAATTTTCATCCAATCCGAATAATTTAAATCCATTGACTAAATTCCTTTACGACTAAATGTTTAGGCATAGCGCCTATTATGGTCTTAATTGGTTCACCATCTTTAAATAATACCACAGTTGGTACTGAGAATACTGAGAATTGAGAAACTTTGATAGGATTTTCATCAGAATTAACTTTAAATACACTAATATCATACTCTGACTCTATCTCCTGCATTATTGGTGATAGCCTTTTGCATGGAACACACCAGTCAGCCCAAAAATATACTAGGCACTTCTTAGAAGAATTTATTTCCTCATCAAAGCTTAAGTCTGTCAAATCAATCATTTATCTTTTAGTTCCTCTGCAGCAGCATTAAACTTATTCATAAAAGATTGAATAACAAATATGGTAGTTTCTCTGGAGTTTAATCCTATTGCTCGTGAAGAATCTTCCGTCTGCTCTTCTATTGGAATAGCATTCCAAAGTTTTTGGTACAGCTCTGTTGAAACATCTTCTATGATGCCTTCAAGCACTGTCATATTGGCCATACTTACTTTGCCTTTTTGTCGTACCATTTACCAGAATCTAGGTCTGGGATTGACATCTGGTTTTGCTCCATAAAAGATGTTAGGGCTGAAGTAATTACCTCAAGATGAAATTGAATTCTTACCATTTCAAGCTCTAACTGTCTGATTCTTTCTGATTTTCTCATTTTATACTTCTCTATCTACTGGGGTTGGAGCAGTTGCTACACTGCCACACTGGACACAATGCATGTCTAAATAATATGTAGCAATTTCATAATCGCTAAAGAGTACTTGAAGATTCCAAACTTCATTTCCGCAAATGCACTGGTGGGTTGGTGTTCCACGAAGATCCATTGCATTTTTTGGAATTCCAGAATTGTCTTCCTCTATCTTCTTTTCTTCTTCTTTGTCTACATAATATATTCCGACAGCGTACTTACTTAAAATACTTTGCA